CCGGCCAACTCAACTGCGTGAGACATTCAAACGTCTCAGCACTGAGAGACCGATAGGCGCACATGAGCACCGTCGCAGGAGCCACCTGCTTGAGCCCTGGTATGCGCTGCCATAGCGCCATCCCGTCGAGCTGCCAGCGAGGGGAGAAGCCCAGCCCGGAGAGTACCGGCCAGGGCGTCCAGCCCCTGAGCGCTTCGAGGTGAAGCGGCGTACCTACGTCGTGCGTCGACGTGCGCTCGATCAGCACACCGTCAGGCGCAAGCCGGGACACCATCGCCTCAACCAGTGCGTCAGGGTCGGGTACGTGCTCGAGGACATCGATGCAGATGATCAGGTCGAACTCGCCGCCCACGTCGTCAATGGACGCAGCCGCGAGTATGCCGTCTTCGTTCAGGCGCTGGCGGAGAGCGTCGTTAGGCTCGACCGCGATACGGTCGAGCCCTTCGAGCGCCCGGAGGTCCTGTCCAAGACCGGCTCCAACGTCGAGGACACGGCGGGCGCCGGTCGTCTCAGCCGCAGCGACAATTGCCGCGGTGATGCCCTTGCGCTCGCCGGTCTCGTGCCATGCCGCTAAGTCGGCTTCCATGCCGACGCAGTCGCGATAGAACGCTGCGATGTCATCCGGCGTCTGGGGATTTCTCACCCGCCATTCGTCAGCTAACGTCGCCCTCGCCTCAGCAGTTGTCACCATGTGAGCTAACTCGCTCGCATGGAAACGTACTGGTACGCCGTGGCCGTCTCGTCCGGCGGGTGAGTCCCGCCACTGACGTACTGGTGCGCCGTCACACCGACCTGCGTAATGTTCTGCGTGGCCGTCTTCAGGGTGACGCCCACATAGCGCTTTGTCGGGCGGTAGATGCCCAGCGTCAGCACCACGTCATTGCTGGTCGTGGTGAACTGCGCCACGGCGATCTGCTGCGACGTGTTCATGGCGTTGACCGCGTTGGTCGCGTTGCCGAGGTTCGACTCGTTCGACTCGACCACCCAGGCGTCGCACACGGCGCCGTTGACGATCTTGCCGAGGTTGATGTCAAACTCGGTGTAGTCGAAGCCCTTGCTGTCGACGCCGTTCGTGGTCGCGAGACCCGAAGCCGTGTCCTTGTCCAGAAGTGCGGTGGTCCGCACCTCCGTTACTTTCCTGAAAACTCCTGCGTGCATGTCAGTTCCTCCCGGCCTCTTGGCCTCTTTAGGCGGCGATGATGCCCGTGCGAATCGCGTCGTAGTTCCAGAGACCGCCACCGACACGAGAGAACAGGATCAATCCGGTCTGGTCCGTGTCTGCGTAGCGCTCGTTGAGGATTCGGACGCTGAGCTGAGAGCGTTCGATGATGTGATAGGCGGAAATGTCGCCGTAGATCAGCGGAATCGTCGCCGCCGTGGTCGAGATGTTGCCGTCCGTACCGACGAACTCGGAGTTGAAGACCGGCGCACCTTCGATAACCATCTGGGGCCGACCGAAGCCGCTCTCCAGGTAGCTGTTCCAGAACGGGCGCCCGTTGGCGTCGACCAGCGCGGCGATGTCACCCTGGATGCCGCGGCGCATGATCCACGAGGCGTTCCCCGCGTACTGCGAGGGCAGCGTGTAGGTCATTGCCTTGATCTTCGGGGCAGAACCGGCGTCCGAGACCGAGTTGCTGATGGCGTTGGAACTGGAGCCCTCAACGTCGTACGCCATGCCGTCCGAGGACGTGGCCGTGAGCGCGAGGTTGTGGTTCAGGATGCCCAACGGCTCCAGCGAACCACCCGCACCGGCGATGAAGCCCTGGTCTTCCTTGAGGCCCAGCGAGCGACCGCCACGGGCTGAAAGGTCAGACAGAAGGTTGCCGACCGAGTCGGCGATCAGGTCGTTGCTTAGGGTCGTCTTTGCCCGCAGCTTGCGGATGTTGATGATGAACATCTCGAAGGACGGGTCGATGTCGGACTGCGTCGGCGTCTCACCTACCCAGTCGGCAATGAAGCCGTCCGAGAAGATGTTGCGGTTGGTCGAGCTTGCCGGGGCGTACATGGGCTGTTGCCACACGTCCCGGTTGGTCTGCCGCACCGTCGCCAGTTGGCGCATGATGCTCACCTGAGCGCGCCGGCCACCGATTTCAGCCTGGATGTCCGGGGGGACGGTGTAGCCGCCGTTGGGGTCGAGCCCTTCCGAGAGGGCCTTCTGCTCAGCGTTGGAGAGCTGCGAGAACGCAGCCATGCCGCCCATCTTGATGAACGGCGAGTTCAGCCACTTGATCCAGGCGTCGCGGTATTCCGGCTGGAAGACGTGGCGCGTCTTGAGGAAGTATTCCTTCCGCTCCTGGTCGTCGGGCAGAGGGCCACGAAGCACCTCTTCGCCGTACATCGGTACTTCCATACCGAAGGACGTGCGGCGCGTGATCATGCCGCCCTTGACTTCCCAGCCGGCCGACAGAAGCTGCTTGGTGTCGGCGCTGTCGCCGTCGAAGGCCATCGAACGAGGGGTCTTGTAGACCGGCTCGTCCAGATAAGCCTTCTGCTCGTCGAGCTGCTTGTCGTAGACCTTCTGCTTCTCGACCTCGATGAGGTTGATCAGCGCCTCGGAACGCTTGGTCAGCGTCTCGAACTCGCTTTTCGCGTCAGCAGGCATGGTCGGTCCCGCGTGCTGGTCGCGGATGCGCTGGCGCCGAACAACGTTCTGCTCCAGTTCCTCGTTCAGAAGTGCAACATCCATTGTTCGGCCTCCTAAGCCTTTCCCGCGCTCAGTGGGCGATAGCCCAGAAACGCTTCCAATTCACTCATCGCCTTTGCCCGTTCAGGACTCAGGGAGACGGGTGCTATCTCTTCGCCCTCGATTTCGGTGTCCGGGTCCTCGTCTGGTTCCTCGGACTTGGTGGCCAGCGGGCACGCGTCACCCAGCTCGCACGAGGATTCGTGCTGCTCGTGAAGTGCCTTTAGCTGCTCGTGTAGGTCGGCCTGCCCCTTGGGGCTTTTGACGGCGATGGTGCCGGTGTTGTACGCAGCACCCACCAGCACGGGGGACGCCTCGAAGAGTTCGATGTCCTTGATCGTGCGGGTGTAGACGCGCTTGCCGTCCTCGATCTCGTGGCCGGAGTCGGCGTCCTTGATCTGGAAGCCGATGGAATACTCCTGGAGGTCGTCCATCGCCTTGACGGTCTTGTAGGCTTCCATGCCGTCGTGCGTGTCGAGGAAGAACTGGCCGCGGAAGATGGCGCCGCCGTCAGAGACGGACACGACGCCCTTGCCGATGGGCTTGGCCCAATCGTGCGACCAGACCATAGGGATTGACTTGCCCGCAGAGCCGGTGAAGGCTTCGCGCGTCATCACGTCGCCGTCGCGGTCGCGCCCGAACGTCGAGATAACGGCCTCAATCTGCCCTTCGTCGGACAGTTCCTTGATGGCTATCGACTTGGTTTCGCGATCCAAAGAAAACGGCCCTCCGTTTCCAGAGGGCCGCGCATCGTCTCGCTAAGGAGGGGCCGCTATGTGCTATTTAGCTAATGTGAAGGTAACAACACCATATCAACGTGTCAAGTGTCTACGCCTTTACCTCGATCTGCGTGCGGAACTTAGGCACGGGAGCCGATTCGAGCCGGTTGGCAGACCGGCAGTGACCGCAGTAGACCACCGCCTTGATCTCTCCCTCGACATCATCGACGGGGAGGCGCTTGTTGCACTTCCAGCAGCGAAACACCTGTGCCAACGTCATTCACCACCACCAGGCGCCGGCAGTGCAGGCGTTACGGGTTCCGGCAGTACAGGGTCTTCGAGGTCAGAACCGGCCATCGGTGGCGTCGCAGACGGCACGAGGAACGTCGCGTCAGGCGCCCAGCGTGCGTTGAGCCCGGTCACTTCGCGGGCTTCCTCGACCGACCAGATGCCCGCGCGGGCGTTCTCTCGAGCGCGTGAGTGAACCTTGTCGAGGTCGTCCTGCAGCGCCCATACGTCGCTAACATCGAACGCCACCTCGGAGATGCGCGGGAAGTCAGGCGCCAGTCTCAGGTTCAGAGGCCCGGCCAGTTCCCGGTAGAGGGGGATCAGTGTGCCGGTCCAGAAGTGCTGCTCTTCGGCGCGCTTGTTGGCGTAGCCGCCGTTCTGGTAGCTGGTGCGTGTGCCGATAAGCGACTGCGGCACGCCGAAGGCCATCGGGATACGCGCTTCCTCGATCTCGTCCAGTTCAGGGATCACGAGACCTCTCTGGCCCAGCGGCATAGACATCGGCGTGTAGGACGCCTCGGTGTTGTCCAGGATGAGGAGTTCGTGCCAGCCCATCGGCCCGGAGAAGTTGCCGCGGAACCTGTTACGGATCGCGTCCTTCTCTTCCTGCGTGACCTTCTGCTTGATCGAGAGCACTGCACCCGGCATACCGCCATTCTGGAAAGCAGACTTCACGAAGTCCTTCATCCAGTTGTCGATGTCCGTGCGACCGGAGATCGCCATGAGGGGCGGCATGCCGTACCAGTCGTTCACCGGGTGCCGGGTCTTGATGTGGATCACGTCGTCGGCTGGAAGCCTGATTACTTCGCCGCCGCCTACGTCGTAGGTGTAGTGGCTGATGTAATCCGTCCTCGAGGGGACGACCTTTACTCGGTCGGGACGCATGAGCCACAGTTCGACCACCCGGCCGGCGCCAGAGCGCACCTTGAGGATGTAGGCGTTCCCCGCGAGGCTCCGGTACATGATGATCGTCGCCCAGAACTCAAAGCGGTCCATAAAGGGGTTCGGATGGTTCAAAAGGTCGATAATCGGCCCAGAATGGACCCATCTGTCGCCAGTTTTCGCCATCATTACGGGCTCTGCGGCCGACGTAGATAGCTCCTCGACGCAGGCGTAGACCAGCTCGTTCTTCATGTAGCCTTCACGGGCGTACGTTTGGTAGTTCGAGTCCGGCAGTTGAGCAATCCCGCTCTGCCACACCGGAACCGATGCGGCGAAGTTCCTCACCGATGCCAGCTTGAGAGTCGATGCGATCAGGCCCATGTTAGCCTCCTGCCGCCAGGTCGAAGACTCTGAACGCCATCCCTATCGAGGCTCCCACCGTGACCACCAGCACTGCGAAAGTGCCCACGATCACGAAGAGTTGCCCGATGACCCTGCGGTCGTCTGCGTCCAGCACCTTGCCACCCGTGCGGCCTATCGCCCTCACCGTTTTCACAATCACGCGAAGTACACTCCTGCGTATTCGGACTTATCCAGCATCCCAGCAGCCACCGCCGCGCTACGGGCTTCCCAGCTCAACATCCCGGCCATCGCCGCGTCGATCTTGAGCGGGGAGTCCTGCCGTTCCTTGCGAATCGTCCACATCTTCTCGCCGTTGTCGTCGACGAAGTACTGCTCTTGCCGGTAGGCGTTCTGGATGCACGCGGTGAACTTCTCGTCGCCGTCGTGCGTCACCTCGCGCGCCATGATCGCGTTGTGGTACGTCAACAAGGCCACAGCCGTCTGCTTGAGCCGTGTGGTATCCCAGGAGACGATGGGCTTCTTGTCCTGCGTATTCCATCGGCCGGCCCACGCATCGATCTGCTCTCGCCAGTAGTAGGGGTCACAGTTCAGGCGCCACACGTCGTAACGGTCGAACAAGTCAGCCACGGCCGCATTGACCTCGCCTATCGGGATCCTGAACTCGCCGTCGATCAGCCGAGGCTCCCAATAGCCCGCGACCCACTGGTGCCCGGTAGCGACCTCTGTCGCGATCAGAGCCGTGTGGTCGTTGCTCACCGAGCCGTCAAACCCGACCACGATCAGCGCTCCCGGCTCGGCCTTGTAGAGCGGCTTCGCCAACTGCGCCCAGCGGTCGCGGTCGAAGGCCCGGTCTTCGCTCGCCGCTAGCTGGTTCAGGTAGAACCGCCTCGCCGTCGATGCGCCGGTTCTGGGGTCTTGTATCTCAGCGATGAGCCGGTCAACGTCCAGCCAATGCGAATCGCCACGGCACCACAAGAGCGCTTCTTTCAGTCCTGCGTCGTCATCCAGTCTGACGCTCTCGTCAGCTTCTACGCTGTCGTAGAGGAAGTCAGGTGCCCCTAGCCGGAAGGCTTCGTAGTCCATCTCTGCGTCTGAGCCTTCGCCTGGTGCGTGGGCGTTGGAGATCGCCAGCACCCTCGAGGAACCGTCGCGCGACTTCGCGGCGTTACGGGCGATCACAGAGGACATCTGCAAGCCTTCGTTTGACTCGATCCAGTGGTGCGACTCGTTCTTGATCACGAACGTGGCGCGACCGCCCTCCAGCGCCCTAGGCGAAGAGGTCACGGCCTCGATACGCTTGCGCCCTTCGTCGGCGTAGATGATCTCTTTGCCGAGGTCGATGCGGTACTCCTGGATTGCCTTCCTCGACAGCATGCCGGGGAAGAGCGTCATCGTGTTGCGCGTCTGGTCCTTCGACACCGCTGCGACCTGTATCCATGCCGCCGAGTGAGAGTCCGCGATAGGGTTGCCGTGCCGGTCGAAGCCACCAAACCGGCACGGACCGATGAACTCCACGCAACACAGCGCAGCCGCGAGCGGGTCTTTGCCGTGGCCCTTCATGCGCCGGAACATGCCGCCGCGGTAGATGAACCGGCCGCGCTGGTCGATGGCGTACCACCAGAGGACAAACCGCGCTTGCTCAGGGGTGAAGCGCCACGCCTCGCCGGACTCCGGGCCGTCAGGTTGCAAGAGATAGTCTGCCGTCCACTGCAACACGTCCCAGCCCAACGTCAGCGGTGGCGTCCCGGTTGGTCCGGTGCGGATACCTACGGGCGTAGCGGTGGTCATTCTGCAAGCGCTTTCTTGTACTCGTCGATGGCCGTTGGCTTCGCGTCATCTTCGTCCGTCACGCCAGCAACGTACCGGATGCGCAGGTCCCGCCGCGCGTCCCACGTCGTGCCCAGAATCTTCTCGCGCATCCTGAGCTCGACCGCATCGCCTGACTTGCCCTCGCGCACCCAGGCCGCGTGTACGTGCGCGGTGTCGATGGCGAACTGCCAGTCAGCCTCGGTCCAGATCACGCAGTGCGCCATGCG